CACCCCTTCCAGTAATTGCAGATCCAACACCGGCAGCATAGTATTCACCACCTTGTTGGGTTTCCCATTTACCAGCAGCTTGAGAATCTTCTTTGAGTCTTGTTTGAAAGACTTCTTTGTATTCAGGAGAATCCATAAGTTGTTTAGCCTTACGACCAAACCTTACAGATAATTCAGTTGTGTTAGTAGATTGAATAATTTTTAGTTTAGGATTACGACCTACCATCCAGGCAGGTAATAAGTAAGATGCAAACTCAGACTTAGTATGTCTAGGAGCCATATTAATAATTACACGTTTAGTTTTACCAGAAGCAATCTCATTGAATTTTTTAGCAACTTGTTTGTGATGTTTACCTTCAATAAAATCAGGCCAAACATGTTTAACGAACTTCATGAAGTCCTGTTGTATATCAGCTTCTTTTTTCTTGTCTTTCCATTTAGCCATATACAGAGCTAATTGTCTTTTGACATCAGGTGGGAGCTTTTCAAATTTCTTTAGTTTATCTATATCCATAGTGCATTCGAAAAAAAATTTTGCAAAATTTTTTCAGTTATGTTTTCAGAACCTTAAAGTATTTTACGGCTACGATTATCCAAACCTTTGTATAAATACGTATATATCAAGATTCTTTTTTGTCGCACCTTAAACTAAAAATAAAGAAATTTCAAATTTTGCCTGGGGCTTGGTACCTCTACGAGGCGCCTGCGACATTTTGTCGCAGGCTGCTTGGTGCGACGTATTGTCGCACCTTGTACTAGGAGGCTAGTCTAGTAGAACCATGTAAGCGTCAGGGTTTTCTTGTCTAAACCAATTAAGATTCTCTCGAACTTTGTCCCATAGTTTAGAACCGCCCCAACCTAATTTCTTGTCTTCCTCAGTTGCCATGTATTCATAATAGAATATTGCATCATGCTTCTTGGCTTCTTCTCTTGTTAGCATTACAGATTCACCGCTGAATCTGTTTACTCTTTTGTGTGTCTTTTGTTCTGTCATATTTCCTCGCTTTGTTATGTGCCCATTATAACATCAATGGGCACATGAGTACATTGTCAATCTTGTCGCACCTCAATCTTTGTTTCTGTCCATGCTCTTTGAGTCCACCCATATTCAGTTGTGTTTTCTGGGTGCTTGACTTTTGAAACTTCGATCGGTGTTTCAAGAGCCTCGGCTCTTGGATATAGCCCAATGAATTCTTCCCAATGCGCATATGCAAAATCATTCCAACAACCTTGACTACAAAAATGTGAAAACAAATTATTTACATTCCAATTATTTTTTGCAATCTTACGAGTTCTTAAAACCTTTTGACCTTTAACACCTCGCACTCTATCCTGTGTTTCACGCTTATGACAACTTGGGCCATGACACCAATTATATTCACTCATTCCAACTCCTTTTCATTCTTTTCATTTCACTATACAACTCGCCCATTTGCAACTTGTCGCAAGTCTTAACCCACTCGATTAATTCTTGTCGCATTTCTTTTTGTTGTTCATGAGCCCTTGCTCTATTTTCACTTATCACTTCAAAATGTTCTTCGTTCTGTTGTGCCATATTAACCTCTATCTATTATTGTCCAACTGTCTGTTGCAGTTCGGTATTCGTTTTTATCAACATCAAAATACGTCATCAACATTCTATTTGCTTTTGACGTCCAATACTTACACTTATCTGTCCAAAGTGCATTTCTTGTAATTGTCATTTTATCTTTTGCCGAAAAGTATCTTACTTTAAATGGTTTGTTGTTTATCATATTCCTCGCTTTCTATGTGCCCATTATAACACAATGGCGAGAGTATCGCCATTGTGCAGTTTGTCGCAGTTAGTTAATTGCCTCTTGTTGCATTAAACCTTTTGCAATAGCAATTTTTTGATCTCTGGTTAATTCAACTTTATCTTCTAAAAGACTAGCCAAATTTTCTGGACTATAAATTGATAATGCCATTGAGCTACTTTCATTCAATACACTTTCATTCAAAGCAACTCCAACTTTGTCAGCTAGTGCTTTAGCTTGGTCAAAGTATTTATAAGATTTTAAACCTAATCTCAATTTGCTCATCTTATCTTCAACATAAGAAAACATTTGTTGATGAGATAGTTTTACATTTTCAACTGCTTGATTATACATTTGAAAAACTTTAATTGTATCTTCGTCAACTTTAAACTGTCTTGAATGACAATAAGAAGTTCCTATTGTCACAAGTTTAAAATCATTTTCCCATTCGTCTTGATGATAGATTGTGTTTCCTGTCTTATCATTCCTACGACCATAACCCAAAAAATTCTCAACTTTACTTTCCATATCATAATATACAGGATTTCTTTTTGAGTAATCATCTTGAAGTTTTAGTTTATAATCTGCGTCAAGACCTTTTGCATTAATCTCATCTCTATAATAAGACCTTGCAAAATCTCTATCATCTAAACTAAACTTAACATGTTCGCTATTTTCGGATTGGTACTCATTACCCTCATCATCAACTTTTGTGATTGGTTGAGTGAAGTGAAAACAATTATCTTCATACAACTCGCCACCTGCACGATTATATTTTTGTGTCATTCTTCTAATCGTGTCAACATCTTCTTGAGGTTGATGTGCTCTTACAACTTTTTCTGCAAGTGATTTTGTAATCTCTCTTGCATGGTTGTAATTTTCTATTGCTTTTAGATGTGATTGTCTTTTGGGATTATCTTCACTTTCCCAATGTGCTTTAAAAACATCTGCAATAGTTTTTCTTTTTTCTGCATTTAGTGTTAGTCTTTTAGTCATTTGACCTCGCTTTCTGTATTTATATTATTATATCATTGTGTCCGAATTATGGCTACCATTAGCCAAAATTACTGTGTCTTTACTATCATCTAAATAAGGATCAACCTTTTGTAAATGATAAGTAATGTCTTTATTATTATTCAACTCATCTAAAGCTAATAATTTTCTAGTAGCAGTAGTTAAATTAAATATGTCTTTTGAGTAAATGCTATATCTAGCCTCGCCCAAAAAATACTCTTTTTCAATTATGAAAAATTTACTTTCTTTGTCCATTTATTTCTCCTCTTAGTTGTTGGCTTTATTTTTAAATCAATAGGTATATAAAAATCTAAATCATCAATTATACTTTCACTTTCCCAAATTTCTTGAGCAAAAATAAAAGTTTGATTTGTAAGATTTGTCATCTCACAATTTAGTTTTACATTTTCTCTTTTGACTTTCATGCGAATAGTTTACAAAAAAATTGTGGCAAGATTATGTCAAACCATTGGTCATTATTGTCGCACCCTGGACAAATTGTCGCAGCGTCAATTTGTTTCTTGACTTGGTCAAGATTGACGCACCATGCCTCATGACATACTTTCGCCACAATCCTATATTATTATATATTTACTCTAAACAAGTATAGACTTGCACTATTCAAAGCAAGATGGGACTTGCACCAGAAAAAGCAAGTAGGATTAGATCCTCCTGGAAGATAGCCATTGGAGGATCCTGATCCCTGGTCGCTTTCATCGGTGGTGGTGGAAGTGTGAAAGTGACCTGGGATCAGTGGAAACATTGATCAGGATCAGTATCGTACGCTTTTTAGCTTTGATCGATACAGATTTTTATTATCATGGGACAGTACTTCATTAGAAGTGCTGATCCCTGATCTTATTAACTTGGCCCAAGCTTCCAATTGATCACTGGAGGTTATGACCTGAAAGGATGGTTGGTCAATCTCTAATAGGATCTGGGATCAGTTTAGAATGATTATAAAGTAAAAATTATTATGAAAGTAAAAGCACAAGCGCCAAGCAACAAGCTGCGACAAATTGTCGCAGGACAATTTGGTAAATTGACAAAGCCTCAAGCGTCAAGCAACAAGCTGCGTCAAAGTGTACAATGTTTTGTACCGGGTCGACGTGTTAAGAATCGATTTAGGAGGAATATATGAAAATAAAAGACGCATTAAAAATTACAGATTCGTTTACAAAAACGTCTAAGATGCCGGGCCTATCGTACAGCCTGCCGGCCTGGGAGTGTAAGACAGGATGGAAGCTTGCTCAGGTTCCTGGCACGCCTTGCTTTAGCTGTTACGCTAAGAAGGGCAACTATACAAGATATCCAGCAATCAAAGCAGCTCAATATAGAAGGCTGTCAGCAATTGAAAACCCGCTATGGGTTCAGGCAATGGCCGCTAAAATTAAAAATCAAAAATGGTTTAGATGGCATGACGCTGGCGATGTGCAATCAGTCGAGCATATGCAAAAAATTTTGGAGGTTTGCAGGTTAACACCTGACACGCGTCACTGGTTACCAACTCAAGAACGTCAGTTCTTGCCAGCACCTGAAGAGGTTCCTGCTAATTTGGTGATAAGATTATCAAGATCTAAAATAGATGGGCCAGCCTCTAGCGCCTGGAGTCATGAGTCAGGAGTCACTACTGGTGAAGCGCGGACTTGTCCAGCCCCTGATCAAAGCGGCAAGTGCGGCAGCTGTAGACAATGCTGGGATCCTGAAGTAAAGGCGGTTGTTTATGGCAAGCATTAGATCAAAACATAATAACTTATTAAATTATTTTTTATATAA